TCATCAACTAATTTTAATCTTTTGTGGATTTCTAACTTTCCACTAATTCTGCTCTTAGGAGTTCTGTCTGAAGGTCTCCAACGACATCCTGCTTGAATCATCGTTTCTGCAATGCTTGGACCTATATCTCCTCTCTTTGCCCATGTACTAGCGTCTAAGACCCCGTAACGTATATATTCTCCGTTCTCTAGCTCAAGGACTTTTCGTGCAAATACATCCGCTGTAATCTTTTGGGTATATAATTCTCTATAAGCCCATAAATTATTATCGTAGTCAATAGCAAACCAAAGACAACAAGCAGGAGAACTGTAGCCCCAGTCTGCAGCACGAAAACGCTGCCAGCCTTTAGGTACTTCAAAAGGTTCAACAACATGAATCTCCCTGTCAAATTCTGGAAATGCTGCATTTGAAAATGCATCCCAATTTCCATCTAAAAATTGTTTTCTTTGTACTTCTGGTAAAGATGATAACATTGCATAGTAATCATCTGTTTGCATAAGGTACGGATTATCTTGTAACTTAGCTGGTATAAACCTTCTGGTTATATACTTAATTCCTTTGGGTGTAGTTATCTCTACGTTAAAAGCTGTGTTTGGATCTATAGGATCCACAAACATTTCTTTAACCCATTGTGATCCTACATTACCTGGATTACCTGTAGCTCTCATATAAACTGGTATATCAGGATCAACTGATCTAAGTGACGATCTTAGAAAATTATATATATCTGGCGAAGGATATTGTGGAAGTTCGTCTATTCCTATCCATGTGTAAGATTGCCCTTGGTAACGTAAAGCGTCTGTCATGTTCTCTGCGTACCCGAACTCTATCTTGGCTCCTGACGGGAATCTCCACTCTTTTTCTTGCTCTCTCCATTTTGCTCCTGGGAATGCCTTCGAGTATAATCTTTGAGAATGAGTAATCAAGTCTCTTAACTCTGGCATTGTCCTTCTTAGAAGAAGTGCTCTATGCATTTCTTTATGACAATATCGAAGTGGATCGATAAGCATGGCATAGGATTTACCACCTCCTCTTGCTCCTCCGTAAAAAACCTCTCGTTCTGATGAGGCTAGAAACTCTGTTTGTGGTCCTGTATTAGGTTTAAATATAATATTTTGTTTATCTAAATGTTCCTTAATACTAGGAGAAGCAGTGTTTATTACACTTTGTTCAATTACTTGAGTTTCTTTTCCATCTAATGCAGAATTTATTTTTTTGTATTTATCTTTTACATATTCTGCAGATTTCTTTGCTGATCTTAAAGTTTGTTCTGCTGCTGCAACTTTTTTTCTAGATCTTGCTAAAATGTCTTTAACTGATCGTTTCGCCTTCGTCTTGACTGTCTTGATCTTCTTTGGCTTTGGTGGTAATATTTCTTTTGATTCTTTGTCTAAGTCCGACATGCGATATATATCTTCCTGTTTTTCTATGTAGCCATTCAGCCACTTCTCTATAAGAACATGTTTCTAGATATTTTTTGGCTTGATCTAATGCTTCTAATTCTCCAGATACAGGTTCTAAAATACTTTCTGTTTCAGTTTGTTTATACCCAAAAGGTATTACTTTAGATATTTTCTTTATCGTCATCTAATGGTTTTACTTTTTTAATTGCCTCTTTAGGAGGAAGTATAAATAATCCGTGCATTGCTTTTACATTAACATCTAATTTTTCTTTTTTAGCAATACCAATACGATCTAAAATTTGTTTTGCTGCTTCCATTCTAATACTAGCTTGTGGTGTTGTGCCATCTTCGTCTAGCATATCTACCATTTTAGTAGCAGCTTTGGCTGAGTGTGTAGCTAAATAAATTTCTGCTCTAGATATAATTTCACTCTTTAAATTTCTAAGAACTTTTGGGTAAGAGTGCTCTGAATATCCTGCTAACTCTCCCGCCCTTTTGGGGTTGCCTTTCGCTTCCCCGAACAATGCGTCTAGAAACTTTTCCTGTGAATCTGTTAAGCTTTTCTTTGGAGTCTTTAGAATAGTAGAATCCATGCTTTGCATTTATAATCTCCATTATTTCTTTAAAAGAAAGTTTACTCAATCGCTGACGGTAATATAACGTTTGCATTCTGAGTTTGTGTAGGTTGATATGAATTTTTATATTCTTCTACCATCTGTGCCATCATTTGATCGTCTGTTATTTGTGGTGGTCCTTCAGCTTCTAATCCCATATTTTTCATAGAATCTACTATAGCTGATCCCCCAGAAAATAATAAACCTCCACCGAATGTAGCTCCAGTAGTAGCACCCAAAACTCTTTCTCCAGATACAGCTCCAGGATAAGCACCTTTATAAGGTTGCCCACCTACTCTTAACCAAGATGGAATAGCACCTTGCCACCATGCAGGTTTAGGAGCCGAACCGACACCTTTTAAACCCTCTGATATTACCTCACCAGTAGCTCTATTTGTAGTTTTAATAGCACTTAACTCTGCTTCAAGAGCAGCTATATCATCACTGCCAGTTCTTCTAGCTTCATCTAATGCTTTTTGAATTCCTTTTTCCCTTCTTGCAATTACATTAGCGGGTTGACCAGTTGCTGCTGATTTTAATTTTCTTTGCCCACGTTCTAATTTTATAATTTTTGATCTATCTACTTTAGGGATAGTTTTTAATGTTTCTCTACCAGGTAATCCCATACCAGCTGACACTCTAGACTTAGCAATCTCTGCTGCTGAAGTTACGGGTGCTGATGGGGGTGGTAATTGTTTAGGAGCTTTAGAAAGTTTTTCAGTTGTCTTAGCAACTGTTACTGCTGTCCTATCTCCCAGTATAAAATTTCTATTTGCAAATACTTTATCAAACTTTCCACCAAAACCTGCTTCAATATCTTTAGCAAGTTTAGAATTTACAGCAAAGCTTGGTTGTTTTTGCAATAATTTAGCAGAATCCCTATATGTTGTTTGCATTAGGGCATCTCTTTCTGCTGTTGATAATTTTTTAGGATCTATAATTTTTGATACAGGATTGTTTTTTACTTTTGCTGTTAAGCTACCTATATCATCAACAACATTGTTCTTACCAAGAACTCTTTTTGCTAGTTCTGTTGTTGCTTTTCCCTTATTACCAGGAGAAGTAACAAAATAACGCATAGCAGTCTGTCCTGTCCTTAATAAAACAGGTATAGCTCTTAGTCCAAGTTGTTGTATTGCGAATCCTATTATTGGTGCGACCATAATTTCCTTAGTTATTTATGGGAATCCTAGGAATTCCCTAAATTTTGATGCAAATTAGTGATGACCCCTGTGGCATAAGTGTATGCGAAGTGTACGTGTGTCCTTTTAAAGTGCATCTGATTCTATTATACACACGATTTAGACTTTTGTCAACTACTTTTTTAATTATTTTTGTGGGTGCGACATTATTGTACAAGATTTAGATTGACAAAAGTGGAAATGAGGTGTATAATGTAACTATAGGTTACACGGGGGGTTTTATATATAAATTATAGCTACACGTATATTCCCCCTTAGTATACTCTAGGGATATTGTCGGGAGATTTATAGAATATTTACCCTAAAATATAGCCCGCTAAAGTTATTAACAAGCTTTTTTGGAGATTTTCTGGTGTAGCTATATATGAATACCCTAGAACCCCCCTAGCCCCCTGCATACCCCTGAAATAATTAGAGCTATAACTTGGGGATTCCCTAAAATTTCTTTAGGGTTTATCGGGTTTTATTGGGAAAATACTTATTAACAATTTTAGAGCGTTAAAGGTGGGATAAATTTTTGTACCCTAAAGCTAACTGGAAATAAGATTGAGATTAATTTGATTTTAATTAGAGTAAAAAAAAGGGCTACTGGTATTTAACCAATAGCCCTTTAAATATTGCTTGATGTTATTTATTTGATTGCTAATAATTTATTGTATTCACTTTCTAATTGCTCAAATGTATTAGCTTTTATTTCTTTATAATGATTATATTCACAAGCCCAAGTGCCTTTTAAATCATAGTTATTCTTACCTTGCTTTCTAACATCATTTTGTAAATCAAATATTTTTTGACCATATTCGTCTAATGTATCAATATGATTTGATACTTGAATAATGCCATCAAAATATTTGTTAGTATCAAGATAATCAAGCATTTTAACAATATTGCCCACCATTATTTGACCTTTACTTTCTGAATATTCACTTTCTAATATTTCAGAAATTGCTTGTTCTGTATCTTCTTTATCTTCTGTATCTTTAATACTTCTTAAAACTTTAACATTAAACAATACATTTTTAGCAAGTTTATTTAATAAAGTAAGATTACAAGCCAACCACAAATCACTACTTTTTACTTTATCTTTATTAAAACCAAATACAGATTTAACTACATTTTTTTCAATATTAGCAATATTTATATGAACTCGTTTTTTTTCAAATGAATATGCTTTTTTATCTTGTGTAATTAAAAACAAAATAGAATAAACGATATTATTAGCTGTATTTCTTATGGCATTATCAGAAATATTCTTATCTGATTTATTAGCCACAAAATCTTCTTCAACTATCTGTTGTTTATCTTCTTTGTTATCTTGTTTTTCTTTTTTTGTTTTTGGTTTTTTATCAACTTCAACTAGATTATTAAATTTTGCTATTGGTAAGATAACACCATTAACAACTTTTTTTCTTACTTGATTATATTCATCTAGTTTTTGATAGCCTTTTAATCTACTTAAAATTGAACTACCATTGGTTGCACCTAACATTAAATAAATAGATTTGTTATTTACTTTTAACTTATCTGTATTATTTAACTTTATATATTCTTCTATTATTTCAATAGAAGTTTGTTCATTATTTAATGTATTTGTTCCTATACTATTAAATAGCTTGTGTAGTTTATCACTCATTTTTACACCTTTATATTGTATGAATATCCAATAAAATTTATTTTTATTTTTAAAATATTCATAAGTGTTTATTGCATTTATATATGTATATGTCAAATTAATATTGTATTTATTATTTATTTTTTTTTAGCTTGATTTTACTAGCTTTTTTAATCAATTTTATTTACTTTTTTTTTATTCAAAAATATCAATAAAATCAACGCTTATTTAAAATAAATAACAAAATCAACAATTTCTTATTTATACCATAATCTTACCACAAACTTGACACAATCAACTAAAGGTTGTAATATGAAGAATAAACAATTTAAAAAGGAATATATTAAAATGATTAAACAAAATAAATATATTATTAAATGTTGCGATATACATAAGTCAGAATATACAGAAGAAAAAATAAAAGTATATGCATACACACCCATACAAGCTGAAATAAAATTTAGAAATAGATTTAAAGATTATGATTTAATTTCTATTACACCATACAAAAACAGAAATTTATTTTTATGATTAAAACAATTAAACATATATTAAATACTTATAACCCAAAATACTACAAATATGAATGGAATTGCTATTGTAAAATATGCAAGTTTTTACGATTTATAAAAGTAAATAACATAATAATATTCAATATATCCTTAATATTACTTGCAATCATTGTAATAGTTCTATGGTCTTTTTTATTCATAGAATACTTTAATACTATCTAGACATAATACACACTTGACACAAAAAATATAACCTGCTAGGGTTTTCATAATACATATAATACTAATAACTAAAGAAAGGAGAAAGTATTATGGAACTTAAAGAAAGGCAAATGCCTATTAAAGAAAAAACTTACTCAACTATAGTTGTAAGCATAGGTATTGGCACATTTTTAATAGTGCTACTATTATAAATACACTAAACTATAAGCCCTATCGGTAGCAATACTGGTAGGGCTTTTTTAATATCCCACCTTGACACACCCCACAAACTTTGA